CCCAGAGCTAAAAAGTAAGTGCCGACCGAGACAGGCGTTCGTAGGGTCGAGCAATCAGGACCGAACTAATGGCGAGTCAGGGAGGAATCTAAAAGACCCTGGCATATTACATTGAGCAATGGGCTCTTTCTTTTACATGTGAGAGCAAAGCCAAAACATGCGGATAGTTTTATTACAAAACGTCCAAAACTACAATCTAATGTGATTGAAAACAAAGGCCGCACAAATTGAACGTTTATCGCTAAACGCCAAACGATCATGCTAGCACGGCCACCACTCTTAGTTACAGTTAAAGAGTGAACCAATAACTTGTGTGTTTTGATACAACACACACAAAAATACAATTTATCGTAATTGAAAACGTGATAACATATATGTCTGTTCAAAAACACCTCACGAGGGGAAGCGCGGAAGCTTCTCAAAACGTTACCCCGCAACACATTTAAAGTATTGCTGCTAATCCTTCAGCACCAGCCATCAGTGCAGCACGATGTTTCCATGCCCATTTTCCAGCAGTGCTAATTGCCTTACCAATCTTGGAGATAAACCCAAGATGCAGACCATTTGGCATTGCATGAGGCTGATTTGCCAGAATCATATTTGCGGTGTCCCAACTAGCCTGTGATCCGACACAGGCACGTGAAGGCACTAATGTGGAGGACGTAACATACTCTCCACAATAATCAACTTGAACACGCATAACGGACATTTGAGTGGGGGCATCAACCACAGTACCAGGAGTAAAAATTCCTGACACGCACAACGTGGGATAATCCTTGTTCAAAGCCTCACTCAAGCTGGCCATTTCAACATCAGTTATGTCCTCTGGAGTCCAATACACATAAGCTCCGGTGGAAATCGGACCATTATACGCTGTGGGGACACTGGCCAACTTTTCCCAGTTCTGAAACTGCCCCGGTGCAGCAGGGTTGCGCGTAAAGAAATTTGAATCCGCTGCATTGCTTGGCAACCAGCATGCAGAAACATTTCCTCCATTCGTCAACAGTGGTCCAATATACGTCACCAACACTGAACAAGCCACAGGGCGATAAGAATTAATCAATCCTCCGCCCCCAGCAAACCCCGTGTAGTCAGACGACACAACAGTAAATCCGCCTGCAGGAGTAGGAGGTGCAGTACCCACAGGAATGGTAGCCTGTATGGGTGAAATCATAAGATTAACATCCTCCCACACACGCTGCGCAGGAGCTAACTGATCTTGCACCTCCAAATATGCTTGATTATCAAGAACAGTAAACACAAAGTCCAGAAAACAAGCAGTTCCACCGGGATTACCCGCGGGGGCATTCGTGCTATATGAATCAACAGGCATGATATTGCAATTACCATGGGCTGTGAACTTAAAATTACACGTGCCACTCATCATCGAGTCACCAGTGGACGCATTCATAGACATCATATATTGCCCAATGGGCAAGTAAAGAGCATGTATGGAGGGGTCACTCACAACAGTTAATCCGTAAGAAAACGGATCAAGCGAGAACACATCAAACGGAAAACCTGCTGTAACTGACGCACCATCCGCATATATTCCTGCAAAACCAGCGGTTTGCTGCGTCAGCTGTGCGTAATTAACATCAACGCGAATGTCTGACCCCTCCACTATAGTAGTGTACGAACCAGGATCAGTCCAATCACGTCCGGCCCACGCAATGGCAGGATTAGAAAGTGCCATTTGGTAGTGTTCCGGAGTGTCAATGGCACCCAGGAACGGTTGGAAAAGAAGAGAGAAACGTCCTGAATCTGAAGTCGTATCCAACCGAACAGGAACGTTAAACGTGCGACGTGAGTGAAACGTTGCAGTGGGCGTGTTAAACGAATCGATCACGCGCGCATCAAAAGCACACGCAGGATCGACAATCGCTGATACATACCCTCTTATCTTATCATCCCCTCCCGCATTAACGAGCGTCGAAAGTCGATCCTGCTCGTTCCGGGGGACTGCCAATTCCTGAGCATAAGTTTTGGTTTTAATGGTTCGTCCAACAACAGTTCGGACCGAGGTGTCTGACTGTTTCATTTGTCTACGCCGAACCGCTTTCTTACTCTGGCCCTGGCCGGGAGGATTCACAACAGCTTTCTTGATATCGCGCACCTCCTTCTCCAACTTTTTAATACCCTTCTTCTTTCCACGGGATTGAGACTCCCATGATGACTGAAGAGCCGCAGCAAAATCGGTGATTATCAACTCAACCTCAACAGGATGCTGCAACTCTCGCGAAATCTTGAAACTAAAATCACGAGCTACCGAAGAAGGGTTCTCCACTGTCAAACGTAAATCTGACTGACAAGGAGAAACTCGCACGCGACCAATACGCTTGCGGTCACACTCAGTATCCTTTGACGCTGAGGCGGGCTTATCTTCCCCCTTTATCTCCTTCACTTCCTGCTTAGTCGTTACGGTATGGCGTGCTTGCATTTCAAATTTAAACTCAAGGCCAAAATCAACTTCTATAAAATCTCTTTTATCGGGCTTGTTAAACTTTACACTGTTTCCCGATAAATCATCACAATAAAACAAACCATACTCGTAATCAGAAAGGCGTCCCCGTTTAACAGCTCGCCATCGGGGATCCTCACGTAGCAGATCATCATATTTGTTCTCTAGGAAATCCAAAAAGGAGCCAACAAAACGACGCGCTGCAACGTCCGTCCACAAAATTCGATAATAAGCGAGAACACGTTCATACGTGTAAACGGGATCATTAGTAACAGTGGTGTACTCCAACTGCTTCAAGCTCTTTCCGGGCTCAAGGTGATAAACACACTTATTTCGCAAAAAATGGTCAAAGCTTGACGACAAGAAACACAACTCGGTCAGTGGACGCGGATCATAACATGGAGATGTCGTGGTTACTCCCATTCTTGACAAAACGGAAGCAACAGACCTAGCGTTATACCACCCAATAATATCAGGATGAACCGTCCATGTGTTATCATCGCCCGTGAGAGCTAACACCACATACTCTGAAAAGAATTCATGGCGTGCGAACTCGGGAGGGGCCAATTTAAGCCACGCATACGCAAGCATCACATAGAGAAGCAACGTATTGTCAACAATGGTGTTAATCGATCCAGAGGGATTGCCGGTTTTCTTACGCACCACATAACCCTCAGGTGTCACAATTGTGGAATTCAAAACGCGTGTATAATAGGCTTGCACACGTTTATAATTTTCGGGAGTCCGCTCATCCATCTTCAGCATCAAAAAACGCCAATTAGCCAGATTTTCAAATAAAGTTCGACATAAACTCGAATCATACTCTGATTCATCCAACTCAAATCCCTGCGCATAACGCGCCAAGTGTTCATACAAAAAATTCCAACCACCATTAAACGGGTTAAGCCCCACTGCTGAAGCAGTCTTGACGTGAGCGGCATAAAACTTATCATTTTGGTCCTGGAAAAGACGATTTCCCACAACCGTGGCTTCCAACGCACTAGCCACAAAAGAACGGATTGAATTCTTTTGTATCTTTTCAACGGGACGAGCTTCCTCCTTCAATGACGTTATCCAATACCAATCATAATCAGCATCATTGGCAAGCCATTCCCAACAGTTAGCAGCATAAGCCGCAAAATCAGGAACGTTTTCAAACACCTCTTTTTTGGAAATATAGTCAAGATTCCAAGGGAAGCCAGGAGATGAGGTCCAATCGAGTTTTGGAACCACCTCTTCATACGAGGTGATACGCGAATCACACATGTACGAACCAAATTCACGATACAAAAAGGCAAATGCATCCATAAGACAATCTTCATCAAGCAATGGCTGTCCTTTTCCGTATTTTGCAAGTGACTTATACGCTGCTGGAAGATTGGGTGATGGCATCCCCCAGATTTCTTCTGTTTCAACCACCGTGGGATTCGTCATCTGAAATTCAAGAAATTCCGGATCAGAACGTCTTCGATTTTTCATAAAAATCTGACGATTAACAAAACCCACATTTTCAAAATAAGTGGGATGCAACCACTTGGCAATTTCCCCAACCCAAGGCTTTGCTGTTCCAACCACCTTGGCATATTTGGGATAGCGCGACTGCGAAACAAAATCTAAAATGAGTGGAACGGGCTTAGAGTCCGGTGCCAGTAATTTCACATATTCATGGAGAATGGGAATGCATCGATTAATCTTGAAGGCAGCTGAACCCGCATCATGAAATCCCACAACTGCGCCGTCGCGCAGAGCAATAAGAGGGGCGGTGCACCATCCACCTTCCGTATCTGCACTATGCAACCCATGATTTCCCATCATGCCCGCTGAAATCTGCGTCTTAAACGTATTGTTCTCCCAAACGGCACCAATGATTGCAATCTTCTCACCAACAATGCCGGGACGAAAAATAATCCCCTTGGTACCACAATTAGCCACCGTGTTTATAGGAAAATACCCTAAATCATCAAATAATAGCACATAATCATCATATTTGAAATCACGGAACGTGACAAAAGAATTCAACACACGAGCTATCATAGTGGTACCGGCCATATCAGCTATGCCATGATGCTCAACAAAAAGACGTTGCCCGTAGATCCATCCATTGACGCGCCATTCCAAAGATGACGCATCATTTCCAACCAACACGGCACACGCGCGAGGCAGGTACTTATCAACGTTGATCATACCACCGCCAATGCGCGCCTCCTTCTCAAAAGCAATTAACTCATGGCGTGCAGCTTGGTGGGCATCCTTCAACCATGCAACATGTTTAGCAGAGTTTTTACACACATGCTTTTCTCCTTTGAAATGACCGCAATAAACACAGCCATTAACGGGAAATACGCGTGTAGATTCATTGCGCCACTTGAATTGTATATCACGGACGTGACGGTCACCACGCATAACTTGCACAGTGGTATCAAATGAACTTGTCAACAAATCATCATCTGTCCAACTACGAAAAAATTCTCGCAGTGGCATACGAATACCTCGATTTGGATCCTCAAAACTAGGAACAAACACATCGTACTCCACATTCTGCTTCTCCATGACGTCGATAAATCTAACATCATCAGAATTCAAAAAGAACTTTTGCGATTGATGCTTAATTGGCACCCCGGCACGTTTGGTGTTGGCTGTAGAACGAACAGCTGAACGCCCACCATGCTTATTTTTACCTTTGGCTTCAATCTCAAAATGTGGACGATGCAACGCACGCATGAGGAGAGTCATCAACAAATAACCGCCTCCAAATAACACGACAGGTGTCAGAAAAGTGCGCACATAACCAATATGTTCCAATCGACGTGCAGCGCATCCGCAATTCCGCTTGCGACAGCGCCACGCATGAACGAAGGACGCCCCTGCACAATTAGGAGCAACCTCAATCGACTCCGAAACATCCAACACATGCATTATATTATCACGCAACAGTTCGGGTATGGAGGCTGCAGCAACGGGAACAACGGGAGGAGGGGGCAAAGCGTCTATTCGCGCCTTGCACTTATCACAGAAATACTCTTGATACCCCTCAATCTGGCTCTCCTCAGTGCTAATCTGTTTCATGTCTTCAGAATTCATCTGAAAACAATATTTGCAGCGACGTATAACCATCTCACGCCGAAATGGAATAACAACAACATCATCGTCATCATCACCTGGTACAAAATTTGCCAACAAATTAATTGGCGGACAATTGGAAGATGAGGACGATTCTTCCTCCTCTTCTTTACCCTTACCAGTTGAAGGCACAGTTGCACGCACGAATTTATTTTCGAAATCGCGCTGCAACTCCTCACGATGTGATTCATACTCCTTACGATCAGGATGTGACATGCCAGCTTTAGGGGCTGACATGGTCTCAGGAATTTTATCTGCTGGTGTTGTCTTTCCAAGCAAAATCAAAGCTGCGTCGGAGCGATGGCATCCACAAAAACCAACTTCTGCGCTAACATACGATTTGCAACGCTTATCCGTCAGGATCCAAGTCCGCGAGGCCACATCAAAAACGTACAACGCCCGCGTTCCATCTTCCAATTTACGGACAGCTGGCTCACACCCCCGTAAGGGGCATTCGTCACCACACGCAGAACAAGGTGCACGTTTTAACCAATCTTGGTTAGTTCCATCAAACCCCCAAGCCTTAACTCCACCAACGGGATAGTTAAGACCAACATTGTAATTGCTCACGACGTCGTTTTCAGGCATAAGATCAAACTCATCTGACACTAACACGTCCTCTTTATCAAAAAATTGACGCTTAATTAGATCCAGAAAATAAATGGCTTGTTCAGATTCCATTAACACGCGCTTCCAACGAAGTAACGTATCACAATCTTTAACCCCCATAAACACAGCTGTGGCAAGCACCATACAAGAGACGGCACCTGCAACAGCATGCATTACCTTATTGGAGGTTGATCTAAACTCGCTCAAACGCGCGTGAGTGCGGACCTCTTTCACAAATGGAATGGAAATGTCAGGTGAACTACAAGCGCCAAATACAGTGGAAATACACTGCGTAACAGCACACATCGAAGAGAGTCCACTCAACACAACACTAACTTTCGTCCATATCGCCATATCATTGGCGCGAGCATTGAAACCATTAATGGTATCAACACCCAAACTGGCCCACATATGATACTGGGCAAACGAGAACATTTTCCAATGATCATATTCAGTCCGAACAACTGCAAACAGGGCCTGATATTCCTGTCGTACAATACCCACCAATGTTTGATATTCTTGACGTAAACCACCAAACATAGCATCACGGGTACTCTCCATAAACAGGAAGAATAGATTGCGCGTGACCGTCATAAAAGTGAAAACACACCAAACAACGGAAGCCATTATACACAGCAATCCAACAGTCCAAACCAAATTAACTGTTTGATCCGAAATGATGACATCCGCCATCACTCCATGGATCATGAAAAAGAACACCATCAGACGCGTCCAACTAGCAGCGCATCTAATGCGATAACGGTTTAGAATCTTCTCCTTATCCATTACCTGATTGCTGCGGCACTCGTCACACAATCGTGCGAGACTATTGCCAACATTAATTACCAAATGTCGGGAATTTCCGCAAACATCACAGCCAAAAGCTGGGTTAACAGGAACAGGACACCACAATGACGTTGCAACCGTGTCATACGTCAAATTTTCTTGATGTTGTTGACACGTTGCAACTGGATCATCCATAAGGAAAGGCTTTTTCAGGTCTCCGCGATCTAGTCGCTCAAGCCAAATAGCGCGGCGCCAATCAAGCGCAGCCATACGGCGAGCTTTTTCCAAGTCACAATAAGCCTTATTAGCCCAACCATACAAACGTTGTCCTTCTACACGATGTTGCACAGATTCCAACAAGCTAAACAAGCCAGTTGAATTAAAGTATTCACTCGGGATTCGGAATTTTCCATCCGACTCATCCGACTGACGCAGAAATTGATCAATAGATGATGTTTCCAT